CACCAGCGCAGCGATGGCGATCAGTGCCCCCATGAGCACGGCCTGACAGGTCGCCTGGATCTGCTCGGGGCCGATGAGGGTTTCGTCCTCCGGTTCGGGGGCGGCGTCGAACTCCATCGGCCGGCACCCCAGCTTCATGCAAGCCGATACGCTGTCGCACCCCTCACAGATGAACCCGATGCGGTGCATGTTGTGCTGGCAGATGTTGGAGTCGCACATCACTTCCTCCGTTGTTCAAGACGGTTGCGGGCCAAGACGAGCCGGGGCATTTCGGGGCTGAGCGGGTTGCAGTTGCGCATCAGGAAGCGCAGCCACGCAAGCCGCCACATGTCGGTGATCGGGCGCAGGGGCTTCACGGCAGCGCCTTTACGCAGCACCCGCAGCGGCCCGCGTCCAACTCGCACACCATGGGCTGCAGGTCGCAACCGCAGAAGGGCAGCTCGCTGGGTTCCTCGTCTTCCTCGCGCAACTCGTAGTCGCCTTCGCGGCGGCTCAGAGGCGACATGAACGGCCAGGGGCGGAAGGCGTGTTTCATTCCATGCCTTTCAGTGGATTGCCGAACCCATCGAAAGCGCCGGCGCCGTCGCAATTGGCGCAGGGCGCACCGCCGAGCAGGCCCGTTCCTTCGCAATCGGGGCACGGAATCGGCTCGTTCTCGTCGTCGTCCGGCTCAAAGTCCGGCTGGGCGCGCTCGATCGTCATGGCCTCTCCTCCATTGCGCGTTCCTTGCGCAGGCTGTCCCAGTGGTCCGCCTCGGCCGCTTCGCGCTCATCGCCGTGTGCTTCGAGCACGAGTGCCTGGATGGCTGCGTACTGGCGGTCATCGAACAGGTCGATGCATTCGACGCCGCCGACCTTCACGCTGGAGACTTGGGCGCTCGCCGCGTAGGGCGGGTCGATCCGGCTGCCTGCGAAGCCGCGCTCGTAGTCGTATTCGCACTCCAGTTGGACGCCGCAGTAATTCACGGTGGTGCGGCTCATGACGCCTCCAGCGCGAGCAGCTTGTTGATCTGTGCGTCCAGCTCAGTGATGCGCGCGGCAAAGGCGGCGTTGATGCGCTGCTTCTCGGCCACGAGCATGGCGACTTGTTGTGGGCGCGGGTCGAAGTCCGCGGGGACGTCTACCTCGATGGCGTGCTCCTGTACGACTACGCGGTCCTCGTGCTCATGCGTGCTCTTGCGCGGGTCGAACGGCGTGAAGCAGAAGCGCTCGTCGTCGCGCCAGTAGCTGGCCGTGTGGTAGGCAATGAAGCCCTTGATGGTGATGCGCTTGCTCATGCGGCCTCCGATGCAGCAGACAAAAGAGCCTCGGCCAGCGCGCGGGCTTGCCGGTCGTCCATTTGCACAAGGATCTCGCCAGCAGGCGAGGAGATCGTCACGACCTTGGTCGTTTCGGTGGCGGAGACTTGCACCACGCGCTTGCCGTCCGCGTTCACGATGCGGCGCACGGTTTCGACAAGGGCCGCACTCATGCCGCACCCCACAGCGTTGCTTCGACCTCCGCCGCCGCATGCACCGTGGCGATGCGGCGCATGTCGAGGTATCGGCGTTGCGCGGCCTTCTTCCAGCCCAGTTGCGCATCCGGCTTGGCATCCCGGTGCAGCGGGCGCGGATAGGCCACGCGTCCCTCCAGCTCGGTGCATTCGATGACCGGGCGCACTTCGCAGATCGCCCCGCCGGACAGGAGCGGCAGCGTCGATTGCGCCGCTTCGGTCGCATCGACGAACCAGCCGCGCGAGCTGGACTCGGTTTCGCCCGGCCGCATCACGGTGATTTCGAACTCGCGCGGTGCGGGCATCCGCGTTTCGATGGTTGCGTACTCCCGCTTTGGGCTGGCGGTGCAGTGCCTCATGGTGGCCTCCTTGGAGGGATGAAACTGGATTGCGTCGTGCCGGGCGCAGTCGGCCAGTCGGCGCAGGTCGAGCAGTTGGTGGAGGTAGTAGCTCATGACGCGCTCCCGGTTGCCTTGGCGATGGCGGCGCGGGCTTTGCTGGTATCCCAGCCCATGGCGTCAGCGCCGGGCAGAAGCTGGAGCAGCGCCTCCAGCAGTTCCGGCGCCGCGGCGATCAGGCTGGCATTGGCGGCGCGTTCTGCTGCACCAGCGGTGTTGCCCGTGGTTGTCGGGTAGCAAACCTCAGCGAGGTAGTAAGTCGTGGGCTTGACGCCTTCGACATACGTCACGTCCCGCAGGATCTCGATGCGCGGGATCAATTGGCTTTGCCCGATCTCGCGGCCGACGCGCCACGGCCCCGGTGTGTGCTTCGCTTCCATCGCGCTCTCCCTCAGATATGCGCCAGCACGAACCGCTCGACGTCGGTGAGCGCGGCTTGCACGGTCGGGTCGGACCAGAGTTCGCGCGCTGCGCGCACGTTCTCCAGAAGCGTTTCGAGGTCCAGCAGTTCGGCCGCCGACTGCGGGCGGATCACGAACGCCTGCGCTGTGGGGGAAAGGGTGAGGGTGGTCATTGCCGGGCCCTTCACTTCGAGCGCGGCTGCCGGCCGCTGCGGGGCGCCTTGACCGCAGCGCGGGAGCGCATCATGGAATCGGCCCACTTGAACGATTCGGCCGTGGCACCATCCATCAGGCTCTTGTCCTGGTCCGGATCGCCGAGCCGCTCCCACTGCGCCTGCGCGTGGGGGAGGGCTTGGCCGGCGAAGTAATCGCGCAGCGTCGCCGAAGCGATCGGGACTTCGGGCTCGCGTGCCTCGGGATGGCCCCGGCCCTTGGATGTGGATCGCGTGGTCCTCATGCTGCGTCTCCTTCTGCCCCGACCTGCGGGTGCTGCGATGGACACAATTAATCCCTAATCTGGGATTTGAGTCAATCCCCAAATCGGGATTCCGACTACGCAGTGAGGGTATTTCCTGTCAAGCATCGTTGGGATCGGGCGACGATCCGGCAGCCGTGGTCAGAGGGAACGCGGGGCAAAACCGGTCGAGCGCGACCAGCGCGCGCGTGACGCACGCGATTCCCAGATTTGGCGTGAAACCGGGCGCGAGCGAACGCGGCGCCGGAAGGCAGGAATCAGGGCGGCCCGAAGCCGCTGTCGGCGAAGCGCTTGTCCTGGAACTGCGTCAGCTTCCAGCTCACACGCATGGCGGCGTTGACGCCCAGCGCTGGGCGCACGCGATAGTTGCCGGAGATGGTTATCTCCTCGGCGCCATCAACATCCCCGCAGACGAGAAGCCCTCTTAGCTTGCCCTGCTCGGCCAGGGCCATCCATTGGCCCAAGACCGTCATGAATTGCTGATTTCGCGCGCCAGCGATTTGAACGACTACGGCAGTCAAATCCATCCCCTCGAATTGCCGAGTCCCATTTTGGGGACTTTGCTCGGCCGTGGCAATGCTGGGGGAATCCCGGATATTGAGGTCTGGGGTGAGTGGACGTTAGGTCCTGCTGACTACGGGCGCTTTCTTTTGTGTCGGTTCGGCTCCGACTCTCCCGTGAAACTGTCGAGATTGTCAGAAAGCGGCGTGCGCGTCGGCGCGCTCGGCTGCCGCGGCAAGGGCGCCGGCGCTGGCGCGATGCTCTCGCATTCGGCGATCGCCTGCATGAGACGGCGCTGCACGTAGCCGCGATCGTCTGGCGTCAGTGCGAAAAAACGTGCCTGCGGCACGGCGCTGAACGGCCACTCTGGGATGCCGGCGATCTGCGGCATGCCGTCCGCGCCCGTGGTCACCACCAGGTCCTGCACGAGCAGTTGCCACGGCGTAACCCCGTACGCGCGCGCCAGTTGCTCGAGAACGTCCACGTTGGTCGCAACGGCCGCGCGCCGGATGCGATCGAGCGTGCCGTTGGGAACGCTCGTGGCCTTCGTGAGCTGTGGAAACGTGCGCAGGCTCGGCGTTGCCGCCATGAGCTTCTTCAAGTTCTCCGCAAGGATGTCTCTTGGACGCATCGGCGCAGTCTGCCCATATCCGACTCCCATATAGGGGATTGCGGACGAGCTTGGGTTAATCCCCATTCCGGGATTAGACTGCACGCTCATGGGACCTGAATCGATCATGGACTACCTCAAGCGTAGGTTGAAAGAGGCCGGGGCGGCGCGTTGGGAGGCCATTGCCGAGGCCGCCGGTGTCGCCAAGACCCTCCCGCGAAAGCTCGCCTACTCCGACCGCGAGAACCCGGGCGTTCAGACGGTCCAGCCGCTCTTGGATTACTTCCAAGCGGTTGATCGTGGCGAACGGACGCTGCCGTGGGATGGTGCCGAGCGCCGCTCGGCTTGAGGAGGTTCCATGCACGCCTCCATCAATAGCAGCCTGAGCCTCAATTTCAAGCTCGGTCTCTGCCATGAGGCGGCATTGCTGCAGTCGCTGGGCGCACATCAGGGCGAAGAGGTCGGACGGCTTGTTGGCCGCTTTGTGGTCAGGAGCGGAGGTCGTCATGGCTGATACCAGAGATCCCGCCACCCGCGAACGCGATGCGCTGCGAATCTACGGCTGCACTTTCGCCGAAGTAGTAGCGCTGAACGATGGAAAACCTCTTCGGCAATCCGGCACGCGTGCGAATTCCTATGCCCAACAAAGGAAGTCGGCGGCGGAGCGCGGCGTCCCGTGGGAGCTCACGTTCCGCGAGTGGTGGCAAATCTGGAGTGAGTCGGGGCGCTGGCAGGAACGCGGCGTCGGCCGAAACGGCTATTGCATGGCCCGCCATGGGGATGTTGGCCCCTACAAGGTTGGCAACGTCTCGATCCAAAGCAGCCTGCAGAACAGTCGCGATGGCGTCAAGAAAACGCACGCATCGCTGAATGCCAATCCGTCCGTGATGAGCGCGTGCCAGGTCGGCACCGGGCGCGGATGGACTTACCGCCCGTGGGCGAAGACACCCTACCAGGTCGTTTTCTGCAGGCGGTACATCGGCTGCTTCATGACCCAGCAAGAAGCGGAGGACGCGTATCGCGCGGCGGTCGAAGTGCATCGGGCTGCTCATATGGGCAGTGATGCTGATTTTTTTTGTTCAAAAACAAAACCCTAACGGCCCCTAACTTTTAGGACGCCCCATGAAGCTCTTCTATGACGACGAGTTTGATGCGATCGCAACGGCCATCGGCAACAGTGGCAAGCCGTTCAAGATCGTCGCGGCCCACATGTTCCCGGACATGAAACCCGAGAGCGCGTACGCCAAGCTGAAGGCGTGCTGCAACCCGACCGGGACCGAGCGCCTGACGTTCGGCCAGGTCATCCGGTTGATGACGTTCTGCGAATCCTACGACCCGCTGATGCACGCATGCGACGAGACGCTGCACGCGCGGCCTGATCGCAAGGCCCCGGAAGACGAGGCCGTGAAGCTGGTGGAAGTCATCAGTAGCGCGGCCAGCACGATGGAGCGGGCAATGCGTGCCATCGATCACCTCAAGGCCCGCGGCGGCATTCGGGCGGTGAGCTGATGGACACCAACATCCAATCGCGCGAACTCATCTCCGAGCAGGCCCGCAAAGCGGCGAAGGCATGGGTGGCGAATCCCAAATTGCCGAAGCCCGCCAACCCGTATCCGGCCGGATCGGAAGCTGCAAAGGCGTGGCAAGCGCAGTTCCAGCGGTGGCTGCTGGCCGAGTCGGCTGGCGACAGCGAGGAGGGCGGGGCATGAAGCGCTTCATCGACTGGCTTCGCGGCAAGCCCTCCCTGCGCAACAAGCCGGGCGGGATGGCCTGGGTCCAGAGCGACGGACTGCACTCCGGAGCCGAGCGCCTGCGCAATGCCGCAGTGAAGACCCTCTCCGTGCGCGAGAACGGCATGTGGCGCATCGAGCCGCCTCTCGGCTACATCGCCACGCACCCGCAGCGCTTCGCGGATGGAACGCTCTACGCGCCTGGCGACGTGATCGTTATCGGCGCAATCCACGACAGCGCGCTCGAGCCATGGAAGGACACGGGCCTCACCGAATCCGAAGTGCGCGACCTCTATGCGCCCAATCTCACGACGAAGGAGACTGCATGAGCGACACCCAGTACAAGCACAAGATGCTGCGCATGATCGCGCAGGCCCCGCGCGAGCTTGCCGCCTTCACCGACGCCGAAGCGCTGCACCTGCCGATGTACCCGAGGCAGGCCGAGCGGCTGGTGGCGCTGATGCTGGCCGATGGCTGGATTCGCGAGCGGGGCGGCCACTACCACCTCACGCCCGCCGGCCGCGAGGAACTCAATCGCCCGACCACGGCCGCGGAGCCGCGCACCTACGGGGCTGCCAGCACCAATGGTGCGTACATCCCCAAGCCCTGGACGCCCGCCCGCGCAGGCGCCGATGACCACAAGCGCTGCCCCTCGCTGCTGTTTGCTGGGGCTGCGGCACGAGCATCAACACGCGCAAGGCGCTCGCAGGCGCAATCGCTGGAGCCGCCATCGCGTACGGGCTCGGCGCGTTCGTCGCGTGGGACGCGTCGCCTGGAACGTGGAACGTGGGACGCGGTGGGGCGGTTCTGGACCGCCTTTCTCATGTTCGCCTTTGCCGTGACGGGCGCCTGCTTCGCGCAGGCGGTCTGAGGCATCCATGCATCCGTACTTCGCATTTGCCCGCGACTCGCTGGGCGCGGAATGCGCCGATGAGAGCATAGAGCCGACACCTTGTAGGCGTGTGCTGATGGGCTCTGTCGGTTCGCGTCCGGCCCAGCCCATCCTCAGCCAGGAGGAAGTGCGGCAGCACATCGACGACCTGACGGTGCATTTCCTCGACGCCTATGCACGGTTCGAGCGGTACGGGCTGCCGGCCGATCGCGAGGAAGCGGTGCGGTGGCTGCAGATGCGCGATGCGGCGATTCGCGAGCGCATGCAGGCTGCCAGGCTCGCGCGGGCTGCGTTCGGGGCCGTCGCGGGCGCATCGAAGGACGGCGCCGGATTCTTCGACAGTGAGCAGGCGCAGGCGATCGGAGGCGTTCGCTGATGCGCGTTTCGCTGCGTCGCTTGCGCTACATCGGCCGCGGGCTGTACTGGGCCGCGCGCCATTGCTCGTTCGAGCACGCGACCTGGATCTGTGAATACGAGGGGCTCCGGTGGTAATCATCCCGAACAACTGGGCGGAGCTGCAGCACTACAAAGATCGGTCCCCGCCGTGGATCAAGCTGCACAAGAAACTGCTCGACAACTATGACTTCCAATGCTTGCCGGTTGCTAGCAGGGCGCTAGCACCCATGCTTTGGCTGCTGGCGAGCGAGCACGAAAACGGCGAGATCGACGCCGAGCCCAAAAAGCTCGCCTTTCGCCTGCGAATGACGGAGCAGGAAGCCGCCGAGGCGTTGCAACCCCTTATCACGACTGGCTTTTTCTCCGAGTGCAAGCGCGCTGCTAGCAAGTCGCAAGCGGGTGCTAGCAAGGCGCAAGCGAAACGCTCACCAGAGACAGAGACAGAGACAGAGAGAGAGAAGAAGGATGGGGGGCGCTTCGCGGAGTTCTGGGCCGCGTGGCCGAAGAACGACCGAAAGCAGGACAAGGGAAAGTGTGCGGAGCTGTGGTCGGAAAAGAAGCTGAATGCGGTGGCCGATGTGGTGCTCGCCGACGTGCAGGCCAAAAAGGCGACCGCGAAGTGGCGGCAGGGTTACATCGAAGCTCCGCTCGTGTACCTTCGCAACCGCCGATGGGAGGACGCCCAGGCTCCCGCTAGCGGTGCGACCGACTGGTTTCGCACCGCTGGTTTTGAGAACGCCTACGAGGCGAACAACGCGCAGTGCTTTGCGCACAACGCGCACGAGTTTCGCAACGGCAAGCGCGAGGTGGCGGCATGAACGCGAGCGACGTCGCGCAAACCCTCGCTGCCCGCGCGCAGGCCGTCTGCGAATACCTGCTGCCGGGCGGCAAGAAGCAGGGCAGCGAGTGGAAGGCCGGCAGTGTCGGCGGCGAGGCAGGCAACAGCCTGTCGGTGCGTCTGACCGGCCCGAAGGCCGGCGTGTGGGCCGACTTCCAGTCCGGCGAAAAGGGCGACCTGCTGGACCTGTGGGTGGCCTGCCGCGGCATGTCTGTTGCCGAAGCGGTGAACGATGCCAAGAGCTGGCTCGGTGTGCGTGACGTGCTGCCTGCGCCCGAGCCCAAGACGTACAAGCGCCCGGCCAAGCCCGCTTGCCAGGCGCCCAAGAGCCGCGTGCGCGAGTGGCTCACGTCGCGCGGCATCGAAGAGCGCACGATCGCCGCGTTCAAGGTGGCCGAGCAGATGCGTGATGGCAAGACCTACGCCGTCTTTCCGTACCTGCGCGACGGCGAGCTGGTCAACGTCAAGTACCGCAACCCGGACGAAAAAAAGGACATGCGCCAGGAGGGAGGGGCCGAGCCGTGCCTGTTCGGCTGGCACCTGATCGAGCCGAAGGCCCGCAGCGTCGCGATCTGCGAGGGCGAGATCGATGCGATGACGCTGTGGCAGGCGGGCATTCCGGCGCTGTCGGTGAATGCGGGCGCTGGCAACCACCAATGGATCGAGTCGGACTGGCAGCGCCTGGAGCGCTTTTCGGACATCCTCGTCGCCTTCGACAGCGATGAGCCGGGCCAGAAGGGCGCGGCCGAAGTCATGCGCCGGTTGGGCATCGCGCGCTGCCGAAAGCTCGTGTTTCCAGCCAAGGACGCGAATGACTGGCTGATGCAGGGCGCGTGCGGGGAAGACTTCCAGAACGCCGCCGCCGCCGCCAAGCCGCAAGACCCGCAGGAACTGCGCAGCGCGGCCGAGTTTATGGCGCGTGTCAAGGCGATGTTCTTCCCGGCAGGAGATGCCAGCGCGGACCCGTGCTTGCGGCTGGACAAGAACCTCGAGTGGTTCGAGTTCCGCGCGGGCGAGCTGACCGTCTGGACCGGCTACAACGGCCACGGCAAAAGCCTGATGTTGTCGCAAGTCCTGCTCGGGCTGGTCCAGCAGGGCGAGCGCCTGTGCGTCTTCTCCGGAGAAATGTCGCCCGAGCGCCAGGTCAAGCGCATGTCCAAACAAGCGACAGGGCTGGACGTGCCCACTGCGGGCTATCTCGATGCCGTGGGCGAATGGTTGCGCGGTCGCGTGTGGATCTTTGACATGGTGGGCAGTGCCACCATCGCGCGCCTGCTGGAAGTCTTCGAGTACGGCAACAAGCGATATGGGATTCGCCATTTCGTCATTGACTCGCTGATGATGACGGACGTGCCGGAGGATGGCCCGGGCTCGATGAGCGCGCAAAAGGAGGCCATCCAGAAGCTGTGCAACTTTGCCAAGCGCAACGGCTGCCATGTGCATCTGGTGGCACATCCGCGCAAGGGGCGCGACGAGAACGCCGGGCCGGGCAAGCTCGATGTGGCCGGCTCTTCCAAGATCACCGATGGCGCGGACAACGTGTTCACCGTCTGGTCTGCGCGCCGTGATGAATCCGACGCGCCCACGGACGAACCAGACGCGAAGCTCGAACTGCAAAAGCAGCGCAATGGTGACGTGCAGCACTTCACCCTGATGCTTTGGTTCGTGCGTGGCGCGATGCAGTACGCCACCAACGCGCGGCGCCGTGCCATTCGCTATGTGGAGTGGTCGAGCCAGGACAGCCGCGCAGGAGCAGTGGATCTATGAGCCGCGACGACAACCGCGCCCGCATGCCGGTGATCGCAGCGCTCGTCGACGAACTGCGCGCGCAAGGTCTGATGGTGAAGGTGCTCTACGCCAAGGAGAACGGCGTTGAGCTCGGCCGGATGCCGGAATACCGCGAGGTATTCGACATCCCTCGCCGCGGACGTATGGAGGGTGCCCGTGGCGTTCCGACTCAAACATCCTGAACCGAAGGAGTCGGACGTCATGCGCGCCATCAAGACGGCCCTTGCGATGCACCCGAAGGTGGCCTGGGCACACCGGTTCAACACGGCGGCCGGAAAGCTCGTGCGCGCCAACGGCTACAGCCAGTTCATGCGCTTTGGGTTTCCGGGGTGTCCCGATTACCTGGGCCAGTTGCGCGACGGTCGCACGCTCGCGGTCGAAGTGAAGCGGCCGAGCGGGCGCGCAACCCCCGAGCAGACAGCGTTCCTGCAATGCGTGCGCGACAACGGCGGCGTTGCCGTGATCGCGCGTGGTGTCGATGACTTGCTGGAGGCTTTGAGATGACCCGTGACGAAGCTATCGCCATCCGCTCGCGCCAGCTCTCGGGCGGCGCGGTGAATCCAGAAGAGGCCCGCGAGGCCGAGGAGGTTCTGCGGCAGGCCATCCCTCCGAAACGGACCGTGGAGTGGATCAAAAAACGGCCGAGGGAAATGCTCGCAAAGCTCGCGCTCGGCCCCATGGACCGGGACGACTTCTACGAACGGGCGAAGGCGCTCTACGAGGAGCCGTCTGGTGCGTACATGGCGATCTCACGGCTGCAGGAATGCG